GCAGGGAAGGGGCTGCGCATCGCCATTGCCGCCCCCACGAACAAGGCCGTCGGGGTGCTGCAGGAGAAGATCGGCGAGATCGAGGGCGTGACGTTCGGCTCGATCCATTCGTTCATCGGGATGCGCCTGCGGGAGAACGAGGACGGCACGATGTCGTGCTGGGCCGACGGGATCCCGTCGATGCACCTGTACGACCTGGCGGTGATCGATGAGTGCTCCATGATCGGGACGCAGCTGTTCTCCGACATCGTGATGCAGCGCCGTTCGTGCCGCGTGCTGTTCGTGGGAGACCCAGCGCAGCTTCCGCCGGTGGGCGAGCGCAACGACTCGCCCGTGTTCCGCCACGTCGCCAACACGGTGCGCCTGACGCGCATCGTGCGCCAGGCGCAGGACAACCCCATCATCGCGGCAAGCGCCGCCGTGCGAGAGGCCATCGAGGACGGCCGGCGCGTCACGATCGGGGATCTGGTATTCCCCCCGCCGCCAAGCGCCGCAGGCGTCGTTTCTGGCGGCCTGAGCGCCATCGTCGACATCCTCGTCCATGAGGCGCGCGCCGGGCGCGACTGCCGGGCGCTCGCGTGGCGCAATCGCCGGGTGGCGGACATCAACGCCATCGTCCATGACGCCCTCCATCCGTCGTGCCGCACGCCGTTTGCCCCAGGCGAGCGGGTCTATGCACTGGCGGAGTTTCAGGCGTCTGACGCCGAATCTGGCGCATCGCGCCGCGTGTTCAACAGCGAGGAGCTCACCGTCGTCGGGATGGACGATGGTGAGCACCACGGATTCGCCGCGTGGAAGGCTCTGTTGATGCGAGAAGGCGGCGAGATCGTGTGCGCGTACGTTCCGCGCAAGCCGGACGAACTGCGCCACCACTTGACCGCCCTGTGGGCTCAATACAGGGCCGCCAAGGCGAAAAACGAGTACGCCAAGGCCCGTACCCTATCCGGCAGCGCATGGGCGATACAGCGGGCGTTTGCGCCCATCGCGCACGCCTACGCGATGACGGTGCACAAATCCCAGGGATCGACGTTCGACACGGCGCTCATCGACTGGCAGGACGCCAGCCGCCAGCGCGACGACTATGAGTTCAACCGCATGATCTACGTCGCTATGACGCGGGCGGCGAAACACATGGCGATCGTCACATGAGCACGGTCCGCTGCGTCGAGTGCATCCACTGGAGCCTGCGCGATGCACCTGTGGAAGTAGCGAGATACGGGTTCGGCGTGTGCAAGGCGGCTGCTCCGAAAACGCCATGGCGCTACCTCAGCGCCACATGCGACCGGGAGTGCGCTACCTGGGCGCGTACCGGCGAGGAAATCGTGCGCGAGCGGCTGGCATGGTTGATGAAGGTTTGGGAAATGACACGGAAGGAGATTGAGGCATGAGCGCAGCACAACGATCAAAAGGCCAACGCGGCGAGCGCGAGGTGGCCGGGATCATCAAAACGCTGCTCGGCGTGGATGTGCGCCGCCGTGTGCGCCAGCACGAGGGAGATTCCGACCTCGAGGGACTGCAAGGCTGGGTCGTTGAGGTCAAGCGACGCCGGCAAGCCGCACGCGGGGACATCCGCGTCTGGTGGCACCAGGCCGAAGCGCAGGCGCGCAAAGCCGGCGAGGGGCTGCTGCCGGTGCTCTTCTACCGGCTCGATCGCCATGACTGGCGCTGCGTGTGGCCACTGGCGGCGGCGCTCGGGGGGAATGGATGGCATGGATACGAATGGACCGTCGAGGGCACGCCGGACGCGTGGGCGGCGGTGGCGCGAGGGATGATGCGGTAAAAAAAGGATATGCAAATGTTTTACGACGACACGAAATGGATCACTGAGGAACGTCGTTCATGGGACGAACACCCATTGAGGTTTTTGACAACCCAAAAAGGGGCCAGCCGCGCAAGGCGGCTGATACAACATTCTCTGAATTTTCAGAAAAAAGTGGCCACTGTCTACGCGAGCCATTCAGTGCATGAAAACGGAGAGCGATTAACCAAAGAGATTATTTCCAAAGTGCGAAAAATCTTGCATCGCAACCACGTTGAATATCAATCGCTGCTGAAAGGAGCCAGACAGCACGTTGTGCAGACCATGTGGATAAAAGATGCCTGACATCATCGACATCGCCAACGACTACGCCGCGTTCGAGGCCGAATCCTCGCTCGCCATGGTGCGCCGCGCGGCGGCTGCGATTCCGCCTGGGGAACCCGGCGAATGCGAAGAGTGCGGCGAAGATTCGCCGCGCCTGGTCGAGCAGCTGTGCGCGCGCTGCCGGGAACGGATCGCCGAGGCTAGGCGCAGGAACGGGCGAGGGTGGCGGCTTGAATAGCGGCCTTCTGCGGCGTTTCTCTGGCGCGGGGCAAGCTACCCTACTGGCGCACCACGAAAACGGCCTACAGCGGCGCTATGGCGCCTTGGCGGGGGACCCTGGGGGATTGGCTGGGGTGCGGGTGCGCAAACCCGCGGAATCGCGCTAGGTTGTGGGCATATTTCAGATGCAAATTACATGACAGGTATGTTAAATGGCTAGATTGATGACGCCTGCCGAGATCGCCAAGCATTTTGGGGTAGACCGCTCGACGGTCACTCGATGGCTTCAGCGCGGGCGCATAACAGCCAACGACGATGGTCTGATTGATGCCGATTTGGCCGCCAAGACTTTACCCAGTACGCAGCCATTGAAATCGAACTTGCTTGCGCGGGTGGCAACGCATGAGATGAACAAAATGCTGAAAAAACGCGGGAAAACTGCCAATAGCAACGACGACCTATCGATGCTTGATCCAGAGACCGTCGCCATGCGCTACAAAGCCGCGATGGCGCGCGAGCGAGAGGCCAAGGCGGAGCTTGCGGCGATGGAGGTCGATCGCCAAGCAGGCCTGCTGCTGGATCGGCAGGACGTCGATTTCGTGCTGGCCGACCTGGGGAATACGTTACGAGTGAAATTGGAAAACGTCGAGGACACGCTCACGGAGCGCGTGCTGCCACTGGGCAACGATGCCGCTGCGGTGAGGCACGTGGTGCGCGAGACGCTGCGCGAAGTGCTCGAGGACATTTCCGAGTTGATGAACCGCCGGATGCGCGAGGTGACCAGTGCCAGAGACCGTGGTTGAGCCCAGGCAACAGCGCGTATCGAGGGTGCGCGTTGGCAGCGATCTGAAACACATGTACGGCGTGCTGGCCAGTGCGGTTCGGCCAAGGCCGATACTGCATGTATCGGAATGGGCCGATGCGCACCGGGTGCTGACGAGCAAATCGAGCGCTCTGGCCGGCCGCTGGAAAACTGATCGCACGCCGTATTTGCGCGAGATCATGAACGATCTGAGCGCGACGAGCACGGTGCAGCGGGTTGTGATGCGCTTTGCTGCGCAGCTTGGCAAAACGGAGGTCGGACTCAACTGGATTGGCTACGTGATGTCGCATGCGCCAGGGCCGGTGCTGGTGGTGGTGCCGACGCTCGAAGTGCGCAAGCGATGGAAAAAGCAAAGACTCGATCCGTTGTTGGCAGAGACGCCGATTCTGCGTGATCTGCTCGGCAGCCCCAGGATGCGAGACGCGTCGAACTCTGAAGATTTCATCGATTTTCCTGGCGGGATGTTGGTGCTGGCAGGTGCCAACAGCCCGGCATCGCTCGCCTCGATGCCGATCCGCTATGTGCTGTGCGATGAGGTGGATCGGTTCCCGTGGGAAGTCGGGCAGGAGGGCGACCCGCTCGGGCTGATCGAGGAGCGCACGAAAACGTTCGTTCGGCGCAAGATTCTGCTCGTCAGCACGCCGACGATCGATGGGGCGAGCCGCATCGACGCAGAGTTCGAGGCGAGCGATCAACGCGAGTATCACGTTCCATGTCCGCACTGCGGAGAGTTCCAGGTGCTGCGCTGGCAGCATGACGATGGCCGATTGGGGCTCGCATACCTTGAGGATACGGGCCAGGTGGCGTATGTCTGCTCGGCCTGTGGCAGCCTGATCGATGAGCGCCACAAAACACAGATGCTAGAGCGTGGTCGTTGGGTGCCGCGATTCCCCGGCCGTCCAGTGCACGGGTATTCGTTGAGCGGGCTCTATTCGCCGCTGGGTATGGGGTTCAGTTGGTCGGAAATTTGGGCTCAATGGAAGAGCTCACAGGGCGATTCGGCCAAGGTCAAACGGTTTTTCAACACCACGCTCGGTCTCGCATGGCGCGAGGAAGGAGAGAGCCTCGAGGAACTGTCGCTGCTATCGCTGCGTGAGGATTACCCAGAAAACATCCCTGCGCTGGCCCGAACGGCGTTCGTGGACGTCCAAAAAGATCGGCTGGAAATGACCGTGGTCGATTGGGGCGCAGAGGAAGAGGCCTGGGTTTTCGATCACATCATTCTGCCGGGCGACACGGCGATGGACGCGGTCTGGGACGACCTCGCCGATGAGATCGATGGCCTTGGCATTGATGCGCTTGGGATTGATGCTGGGTTCAATGCGCCACAGGTGCACGCCTTCGTATCGCAGCGGCGATGGGCCTATGCGACCAAGGGCATGTCTGGGATGCAGCGGGCGATCGTCGAGGATGCTCGCACGCGAGCGCAGCGGTTACGCAAGCGGCGAAAGGGCGGGACGGTGGTTCATCCGATCGGCGTCGATAGCGCCAAGGCGCTGATCTACGCACGCATCAAGCAGTCGCTGACGAACGCTGGCAAAGGCGGACCAGGGTGTATCCACTGGCCGAGAAAGCCGGCGTTTGACGAGGAGTATTTCCTGCAGGTTGCCTCGGAAAAATTGGTGACCAAATACCGCGGAACGCGTCCGGTGCAGGAATGGGTGCAGATACGGCCGCGGAACGAGGCGCTCGACTGTCTGGTGGGCAATCTAGCCGTGCTTCGCCTCGGCGTCGATCTGTCTGGTCGTGCTGCTCGCGCTGCCAACGGAGAGTTGGCGCGGCGCAACCCGCATTCAGCCACTACCAAACCAGCGACGGCGCAAGCGCCCGTGCGCCGCATTCGCGGAAGGACGTGACCATGCAAATGAAATCAGCACGCGTGCCGCAGACCTGGGCAGACCTCGCCGATGACATTGGACCTGCGGCCGCTCTGGCGCTGTCTGCTGCCTATGGCGGCGTCAACGTCTATATCCCGGGAACGATGACGCGCAGCCATTCCATCGCCAGGCTGTTCGAGGCAACAGGCGCCGGGTTTGGCGCGGCGTTGGCGCTGTCTGAGCTCTATGGCGACACCACGCTGCACGTGCCGCACCTGAGCGTATTTTTCCGCATCCGGCAGGCATCGCGGGCGTTGGAGCTAATCCGGTCTGGGGCATCCCATCAGCAGGCGGCGGAAACGCTCGGTATCAGCGTCCGCACGTTGCGCCGCGCGCTGCATTTCGCTCAGGCGCTCGCACTGCATGCGAGGCTGAGACGCGACAGACGACGCATACGAGGCGACGTGCTGCACGCCGCGTCTTCCATGACGTTTGGCGGAATGGATGTGGAGCATGGCCAACCCGCCGCAGGCAATGCGGGGAGAAATGATCGTATCGTAGCATCAGACAAAATTGGGGGCGAACATGGTGCGAGTGCGAATGCTGAGAAACCACGCCACGCCGTCCGACAGGTACGAGCGCGGCGCTCTGTTGAGCCTGCCGCAGGAAATGGCGCGTGAATTGGTGGCCGCAGGGCTGGCCGAGTCCGTAGACCGGAACGAGGAAACGGCGCAAAAGGCCGCCGCTTCTGATGCTGGCGATGCCAAGCCAGCGCGGCAACGTAGCGCCAAGGGCGCGTCATGACACACGACGATCTGGCAGCCATCGACCAGGCGATTTTGGCGCTCGCCACCGGCCAGCGCGTGGCCGAGGTGCGCATTGAGGGGCAGGTGGTGCGATACCACGACATCAACCTGCCGCAGCTACGCGCGCTGCGTGATGAGGTCGCTCGCAAAATCAACGGTTCTGGCCGCCGCCTGCTGGCGCACCAGGCCGGCAAGGGGTTATAGATGGCTGTTGGAGGGATTCTGCGCCGATTGTTCGGCGCGCCCGCGCAGGCCGAGGGCGAGACGTTCGAGGGCGCGGCCGCTCAGCGCCGCCTTGCCGGGTGGATGCCAAGCGGTATCGGGCCGCGGAGCCAAAGCTATGGCATTGTGTCACTGCGCCTGCGAGCGCGCGACCTGTACCGCAACAACGCCATCGCCCGCGCGGCGGTGGACCGTTTGGTGGCGGACATGGTGGCCGGTGGCGTTGGCTGCCGGCCGCACAGCGCGCTGCCTGACCGCCTGCGCGCGCGCATGGTGACGCTGTGGGAGGATTGGGCACAAGACGCCGACTTTGACGCCGTCACAGACTGGTATGGCCTGCAGGCTGCCGCGGTGCGTGCCATGATCATCGATGGCGAGGCACTGCTGGTGCTTGAGCAGGATGATACGCCCAGCGGCGTGCCGCTGCGCCTGCGCCTGATCGAGGCCGACCATCTGCCCATCGGAGAGACGACGACCGAAGACGGTAAGCGGGTTGTCGATGGAATCGAGCTCGATGCGCTTGGCCGCCGGGTGGCCTACCACATTCTGCGCCAGCATCCGGGCGAGGCGAGCCGATCTGGCATGGACACGGTGCGCGTGCCGGCTGAGCGCGTGGCGCACCTGTTTCTGGCACGACGTCCGGGGCAACTGCGCGGCGAATCGTGGCTGGCGCCGGTGCTGGTGCGGCTGCGCAACCTGGACGAATTCGATGACGCTGTGCTCGAGCGGCAAAAGCTCGCCAACCTGTTTTTGGCATTCATCCGCAAACCCGCGCCAGACCCGGTGCTGACGACCGATCAAGACACGCCACCGCCGCCGCCAGATCCGATCAAATTGGAGCCGGGCACCATGCAGGAGCTGCTGCCTGGCGAGGATGTCGAGTTCGCACAGCCTCCCGCGGCTGAGGGGTACGAGATGTTCGCCCGCGAGCAACTGCGCCGCATTGCCAGCGCGCTTGGGGTGCCGTACCACCTGATTAGCGACGACTACGCTCAGATCAACGACCGCACGGCGCGCGTGGCCATAACAGCTTACCGCCGTCAGGTGCTGCAATGGACGCATAGCCTGCTGGTGCCGCGCCTGGTGCGACCCGTGCGCGAGGCATGGGTGCGCTCCGCCGTGCTGGCCGGGATGCTGCCATCCAACCGCGCGCTAGCCGACCTGATGCGCACCCACTACGTTCCAGAGGCATGGGCCTACATTCACCCGGTGCAGGATGTGCAGGCCGACGCGCTGGCCATCAAGGCCGGGCTCAAGAGCCGGGCGCAGGTGCTTTTGGAGCGCGGGCAGGACATCGAAGAGGTGGACGCACAGCGCGCCGCCGACGCCGAGCGAGAGCAGCGGCTTGGGTTGTCGTCGGCCGTTCAGGATGTTCCAGGGGTGGCCGATGTCTGAGCCAGCGGCGGATTTTGAGCGCCTTGTGTCTAGTGCCCGCGACGTGGTGCGACAGCATCTCGGCGTGCCGGTGCAGATTGGCGAGCGGACGGTGCGCGTGATCTGGACGGTGACAGAGGCAGCGCCAACGCTGGGCGGATTACGGCAAGGCATCGTCGAGACGGCGGCGCTGCTGCACCCGCAAGACGCTGCGCACCCCGACGTGACGCGCGGCGCCGTGGTGGCGCGCGACGGCAAAACCTGGACCGTTGCCGACGTGCTGCCTCGCTCCGATGGCTGGACCATGTTGATCCTGAGGGGTGATTGATGCTGGCGCTAAAAATCGACTTCGACGATGCCGCGTTCCGGCAGTTTGTGCAATCGCTCAACGAGGCTCGGCTGATCGCCGCCTCGCGCCGCGCCAGCAAAAAGGCGGCATCCTGGATGCACACACAGGTCTCGCGCGCGGTGGCTGATGAGGCGAAGTTTCCACGCCGTCTGATCAAGATGACGCGTGGAAGAATCTACGACAAGGGCTGGCGGCGCAGCGGTGATAGCGGATATGCGTACAAGGTTTGGCTAGGCCTCGATCCCATCGCCGCCGATCGGCTAGGCACGCCGCGCAAGCTGCGCAAGGGCTACTCTGTCCGTGGCCGTCGGTTTCCAGACGCTTTCATGCCCACTCGCGGTCGGTTTGCCAACAAGCTCTACCGGCGCACCACGAAAAGCCGCATGCCCATCCAGCGCGTGCGCGTCGAGTGGGATCAGATCGGCCGCCGTGCTTTCGAGCAGCAAATTCCGCGCCTGCAATCGCGCTACCGCGAGCTGATGCTGCAAGAGCTGCGCTTTGAGGCGCTGCGCGCGGCTGGACATGCCGGCGGGCGGGCAGGGGCGAGGCGATGATTGCCGAGCTGCACGACGCGCTGCTGGCGCGCCTGCGCGACGCCATGCCTGGCTGCACCGTGGCGGCCTATCCGCGCTGGGATGCGCGCATCCCGCTGCCGGTGGCCGCGCTGTCGCTGGAAGACATGGAGCGCCTGGACGATCAGGTAGGCGATGGGCGAACGGCAATCGATTGCCGATTCGCGCTGCGCATCATCGCGGCGCCTGAGCAGGAAAACGCGCACCTGCTGATCCGGGTGCTGGCGGCCAACGTGCTGCATGCGCTGGATCGCACCTTTCGGCCGCTGCCTGGGCATTCCGGACATGTGCGCGTGGCGCGTGCCAGCGACGGCGACTTTGTGCCGGAGCTCGAGGGTTACCTTGTCTGGACGGTTGAATTTGCCATCGAGCTGCACGTTGGCCAGACAGAGCCGCCTGGCACTACGCCTGCAGATATGAGGCTTGGCTTTGCTCCGCGCATCGGCGCAGTGCACGAGCCAGACTATATCCCAATAGATCAGCCGCCAGAGCTGACGCCATGATGGGCTGACAAAGCGCCGCAGGTAATTTATTCCGTACTGCGCGACCATGGCACCATCCAAACCCATGGAGGTAATGGGGTGCCGAAAAAATGGTATGCAATTCATGGAGCCGATGAGTCTGGCACGGTCTCTGTAGCCGTGCGCGGCTACATTGGCGAGTGGGGGCTGACGGACGCGCAGTTCATCGCCGAGTTGGACGCCGCGCTAGCTCAGTCGCCGGCGCGCGAGGTGCTGGTCACCATCAACAGCCGCGGCGGCGAGGTCGATCACGCTCTGGCCATTTTCAACCACCTGCGCGGGCTGGCTAAAGATGGCAAGCGCATCGTGGTGCGAGTAGACGGCATTGCCGCGAGCGCTGCCAGCATCATCGCCATGGCAGGCGACGAGATCGTGATGCCCGCCAACGCCCTGATGATGGTTCATGCACCATGGACGTGGGCCGCCGGCAATGCCGAGCAGCTGCGCCGCGAGGCAGACGTGCTGGAGCGCTTCGAGTCGGCGTTGATTGCCACCTACACGGCCCGCACCGGGAAAGGCGAAGACGAGCTGCGCTCGATGCTCGCCGAGGACACCTGGATGACGGCGCAAGAGGCGGTGGATGCCGGGTTTGCCGACCGTGTTGAGCCGCTGCGCGAGCAAGAGCCTGCTGCAGCGCTCACCATGGCGTTAGCGCAGGCCTGCGCTATCCCTGCGGAGGTGCTGGCGAGAGTGCAGGCGGGTTTTGGCGCATCCGATTCTCGGCCGGCTCAGGATAGCGCGCCGACGCCTGTTGCGCCGCAGCCGCAAGAGCAAAGCGCAGCCGATGACGACGTTGTGAATCTTGCCGACGCCGTGCGCACGCTATGCGAGGCGGCGCGCATGCCCGCGATGGCCGAGGCGCTGCTGCCGTTTGCTCGTGAGCGTGGCCTGGATGCCGCGCGCGATGCGCTGCTGCGGGCCGCGGCTACGGCGGTAACGCCCGTCAACTCGGTCGTACCCTCTTCGGCGAGTGACACGGATAGCGCCCACTCGTCTGCTGCGTCTGATTATCTGGCTCGCATGGCGCTGCGGGCCATCAACCCGCGCGCCCGCGTTTGATACCAAAGGAGCTTTTGCATGGACACTTCGATTTTCAACCACGACGCATTCTCGTTGTCGAGCCTTACGGCCGCCATCAACGAGGCGCCAGCCTTACCCAGCCGCATCCGCCGCCTTGGGTTGTTCGAGGAAGAGGGCCTTCTTACTACCTCGTTCAAGGTTGAGAAGGACGTTGACACCCTGGCGCTGATCCCGAACCAGTCGCGCAGCGCCACGCCCGTGACGACCGGCGGCGGCACCAGGTCGTTGCGCACCTTCAGCACCACACACCTGCCGACGCAGGACACCATCACGGCCGATGACATCCAGAACCTGCGGGCGTTTGGAATGGCGTCCGAGGTGGAGACGATGCGCGCCTTCGTTGATCGGCGACTGGCCAAAATGCGCCGCCGCATCGATGCGACCATCGAGTATCAGCGCGTCGGGGCGATCAAGGGGCAAATCCTCGATGCCGACGGTACGACGGCGATCACCAACCTGTTCACCGAGTTCGGCATCGCGCAAAACACCCATGCCATGAGTCTGAACAACGCCAACGCCGACCTGCGAGGCGAGGTGCTGGCCGCGATGGAAAAGGTCGAGGAAGCGCTGGGGGCCGAGCCGCATAACGGCTTCCACGCGTTCTGTGGCAAGGAGTTTTTCTACAAACTCATCGGCCACGCCAAGGTGCAGAAAAGCTATGAGTTCTATGAAGGTGGCGTGATGCTGCGCAACGACCCGCGCGATGGCATCCCGTTTGGCGGGGTCATCTGGGAGCAGTACCGCGGCGCGATCGCCGGCACGCCGTTCATTGGCGACGACGAGGCGTATCTGTTCCCGCTCGGCGTTGATGGCATGTTCATCACCCGCTATGCGCCTGCCAACTACGTCGAGACGGCCAATACCATCGGCCTACCGCTTTATGCCAAGACCGAGCCCACGCCGCTTGGCAAGGGGCAGCTGATCGAGGCGCAATCGAACCCGCTGTCGATCTGCACCCGCCCGCGAGCCGTGATCAAACTGAGCATTGCCGCCTGATAGGGGCAAACCGTGACCATCGACCGCGACGCACTCGCACTGGATGCCGCCGACTGGGGCAGGGGTGGAGTCGTCCGCATGGGAACGGTGACGGAATTCGACCCCACGCGCTGCCGTGTGCGCGTGCGGCTGGCAGGAGATGGCGAATCGGCTGTGCGCACTGGCTGGCTGCCGTGGGCAACCTGGGCGGCCGGCCATCTGCGCGTGTGGAGCCCGCCCGCCAAGGGCGAGCAGTGCCTGGTGCTCGCACCGTCTGGCGATCTGGCGCAGGCTATTGCGGTGCCGGCCGTGTTTCAGCAAGGCGGGGCGTTTCCCGCCCCGAGCAACAATCCAAAGCACACGCTGTTGCAGTGGGACGATGGCGGATTCATCCGCTACGAGCGAGACACGCACCGCATGGTGCTGCATGCGCCGTGCGTGGTGCGCGTGGATGGCGATCTGATGGTAACCGGCGACGTGTTTGCCGGCGGGGTTAGCCTGCGCCGGCACCGGCACACTGGCGTCATGCCTGGTGGCGGGACGAGTGCAGGCCCCACTGGTGGTGAGGCTCCGGCATGTCAATGATCGATCTTGCCCGCCTGCCGCCGCCTGACGTGGTCGAGACCATCGACTACGAGGCAGTGCTAGCAAGTCTCAAGGCGGATCTAGAGGCGCGCGCGCCGGAGCTTGCGCCGGCGTTGCAGCTCGAGAGCGAGCCGCTGGTGAAACTGCTGGAGGTGGCCGCCTGGCGCGAGACGGTGCTGCGCGCGCGCATCAACGACGCGGCGCGGGCGGTTATGTTGGCCTATGCCAATGGCAGTGACCTCGATCATCTGGTTGCGTTGCTCGGTGTCGAGCGTCTGGATGGAGAAAACGATGATCGTCTGCGCCATCGTGCGCAGTTTTCGCTAGAGGGGTTCTCTACAGCTGGCCCGCGTCTTTCATATGCCTACCATGCGCTATCAGCCAGCAATGATGTGCGCGACGTGCATGTAGATAGCCCGGAGCCTGGGATCGTGCGTGTCGTTGTGCTCGCACGAGTTGGCGATTCATTCCCCAACGGCGTGCCAAATGCCGAGCTGATCGCGCGCGTCCATGGGCATCTGTCAGCCGACGACATTCGGCCTCTGACCGATACCGTGACGGTTGTTGCGGCAGACGTCATCACCTATTCAGTGCGCGCCAACCTGTTCGTTGCAAATGGGCCGGATGCCGATGTCGTTCTGGCCAATGCGCGCGCAGCGCTTGACGAGTATGTGGATCAGCAATTTGGTCTTGGGCGCGACGTGACGCTCTCTGGTCTCTATCGGGCGCTGCACCAGGTCGGCGTGACGCGGGTCGACCTCATCGAGCCCGCCGAAAACCTCAGCGTTGCGCCACATCAAGCGGCCCGATGCGTGGGCAATGATATTCGTATTGGAGGCGTGCTGTTGTGAGCATTCTCCTGCCGAAAAACGCGACTGAAATTGAGCGAGCCATTGAGTTGGCGTGCGCGCGCGAGTTATCTGTACCCATCGCGTCGCTGTGGAGCGCAGAGAGGTGCCCTGAGCATTTGTTGCCGTGGCTCGCATGGGCCTTGCACGTTGATGGCTGGTCATCAGCTGCGACAGAGGCAGACAAGCGGCGCATGGTGCGCGAATCCATTTTGCTGCATCGCAAAAAAGGCACGCCTTGGTCGATCAAACGGGCGCTGGCAGCTTCCGGTTTTGGCGCCAACTCGCGCCTCATCGAAGGCCGCACCATGCGTCGCTACGATGGCACGCTCTACGCCGACGGATCCGACATCTACGGCGGCCACCGATGGGCGGAATACCAGCTCGAGGCCGATCTGGGCGAAACGTCTGGCCTCGATGCCGGAATCGCCGCGCGCATCGCCGATCTGGCGCGCGAATGGGCACCCGCCTCTCGCCATCTGACGCGGCTTGATTTCCGCGCCGACGTCTCCGAGCGCGTTTCCTCCAGCGAAACAGCAGTGTCCGAGGCATCCTGGAGCGGCGAGAGCCTACGCCCGTGGCGGCGCTACTACGACGGCACGCACCGCTACGACCAGGGTGTATTGCTCACCTACGGCGGCAGCACGCTGGCAAACGGCAGCCGCCGCTATCAGGGATGGGCTGTCAATGACAGCCACTGGCGCGCTGGATCGCCAGAATCAGACACCTCGCTGGCGCTCGCATGGTCGGATGCCGATCGCCAGCAGGCACTCCCGCGCTACGACGGTGCCACGCAGGCGGACGGCTCCACCGGTTACGGCGCGTTCGCACCGGTCGCCGAGGATTCCGTGATGCCGATCACCGCTACCCGCCTGGTGCGCTACGACGGTCGCTATCGCTACGGGGCCGACAACGCCTACAGTGGCGCGCACCGCTACGATGGCAGCCGTTT